AGGGCTATGTAAAGCCATTACAGCGGCTTCCAGCCCTTTACCGTAGCCATAACGTGCCAGTACCGCACAGGCGGTATACGGCCCTGTTTCACCCATTTCTGAACGGCTGCGCGGCTGATGCCTAAAGCCTTGGCGGTCGCTACTTGCGATCCGTAATGCTTGACTAATTCGGTAGGTGTCATGGGGCTAGAATAATTTATGCCACCCTAGTTGACAAGCCCGTAAACCGTGGTAGCATAGGCCTCGTTGATAGAAACAACGGAGCAACAGATATGTCTCACACCTGTACCACACAACTCTATTTGCTCGGCACGCTCTGGCAAGTAGAGATTGATTTCCACTACGACGCTTACGACAACACCGAAGAACTAGACGTAGAGGCGGTGTGGCTGATCGGGTACTACCCCGAGGCTGACAGCAAGGACTACGTTTCTTGTCGCATCAAGGCCGACAACTACGCCTTCAAGCCTGAAGAAGAAAAAGCGTTGGAGAAAGAGGTGCGCGATTACATCGCCGCCTCTGCCCGCGAAGCGTTTGACGATTCCCACTCTTACGAGGACTGACCTATGCGAAACATAGATCGTTTCATCATCTTGTGTATTGCCATCACCGTCGTGTTTTTGATGGCTGCGACCGTAGACAAATGCGATGGCGGTTGCACAGTCGCCGAGGAGTTACGCAATGGAGAACGATGATAACAGTTGGTGGCATCAACAGGATTTGGAACTGCAAGAGCGTGACGAAGAAGAACGGATTAAACGATGCAACGCTGCACTCGCTGAACTAACCAGCATCATTAACGAAGAACTGACAAAGGTGGGCTATGAGCGAATTACTAAAAATTAACGTCAACGACCATGTGGAGAAGAAGGGCAATCTGTCCTATCTGTCATGGGCGTGGGCATGGGCCGAGGTGCTGAAAATTGACCCGGCTGCCCGTTGGACGGCACATGAGTACAACGACCGCCCTGCTATGTATCTGCCTGACGGCACCGCGATGGTGAAGGTCAGCGTAGAGATTAAGGGCGACGTGAAAACGTGCGTGTTGCCGGTTATGAACAACCGCAATCAAGCGATTCCGAATCCCGATGCGTTCTCGGTCAACACCGCGATCATGCGTTGTCTTGCCAAGTGCATCGCCATGTTTGGCCTTGGCCTCTACATCTACGCGGGCGAGGACTTGCCCGAGGGTGCTACGCCGCAAGTTGACCCCGATCTGGTCGCGTTGATCGCGGGTTCTGCATCGTTGGACGAACTGACCAAGTTGTTTAAGCGGCTCACCAAAGAGCAGCGCATGACGCACATTGACGCCTTCACCGCACGCAAGAAGGAACTGAACCCGCCGCCGGAGGCAGCATGACAAACGAAGAAATTCTCCGCTTGGCTGAACAATGTGGGTTTTACCTCATAGATTTTGTTGACGGAGACGAGGTTACCGAACAAATAGAATCTCAAACGTCAGAATCTTTGTACATTTTTGCTTCAATGCTTCTCGTAATGGAATCGGAAAAATGTGCAAAATTGTGTGACGACCTTGCAGATTTATGGAATGACGATGGGCACCCCGGTAAATCGGCTGGCGCACGGATTTGCGCTTCAGACATACGCGAGAGAAATGCATGAAAAAAGCAACTGTAACCGAACGATTACAGGGGCCGCAGCAAGCCGACCGAGAGGGGTGGTTACAGGCACGCGTTGGCAAAGTGACGGCAAGCCGCGTTGCCGACGTGATAGCCAAAACTGCCAAGGGTTACGGCGCATCCCGCGATAACTACATGGCGCAGTTGATCTGCGAACGTCTTACGGGAAACCCCACCGAGATGTTTAGCAACGCCGCGATGGAGTGGGGTACGCAGACCGAGCCGCAAGCACGGGCCGCGTATAGCGCCAAGACAAGCGAGTTGGTGGAGGAGGTGGGGTTTATCCCTCACCACGACATCCCCGGCTCTGGCGCGTCCCCTGACGGTTTTGTGGGCGACGGGCTGATAGAGATCAAATGCCCGAATACGGCTACCCATTTGGAGTATGTGCTGTCAGGCAAACCACCCGAAAAGTACATGACCCAGATGCAATGGCAGATGGCGGTGACGGGTGCGCCGTGGTGTGACTTTGTGAGTTACGACCCACGCCTACCCGAGCATCTGCAAATGCTGATTGTGCGTGTAGCGCGTGACGCCACACGCATCACGGAGTTAGAGGCCGAGGTGCGTAAGTTCCTTGGTGAATTGGAAAGTAAGGTTGAGCAACTACAAAAGGTGAAACTGTGAACGACAAATACGACAACAGCGGTGTCCTCTTTAAGAACGACAAGGGCGACAACCCAAAGCGTCCTGACTACCGAGGCAGCATCGCTATCAGCGGCGTGGACTACAACATCTCGGGTTGGATACGCGAGAGCAAGAAGTCGGGCGACAAGTTTTTGTCGTTGAAGGTAGAACCCAAGACCGCCGTGAAGGGTGGCCCGCGTAAGGCTGAACCGAAACTTCCCGCCCAGAAACAGATCACCGAGGACAATTGGAGCGACCTTGATGAGCCATTCTGACCTACGGGTGTTTATCGGCTGGGATAGCCGCGAGGAAATCGCTTATGAGGTGTGTCGCAAGTCTATCTTGCGGCACGCCTCCATCCCGGTAGATATACAGCCCATCAAACAATCAGAACTTCGGGAGCGTGGTCTTTACACGCGGGAGTTTGATCCGCTCTCGTCTACGGAGTTTTCGTTTACCCGCTTCTTGACCCCACACCTCGCCGGGTACGACGGCTGGGCCGTGTTTATGGACTGCGACTTTCTTTTGCGGGGGGACATCGCGGGACTGATGGACTACGCCGACGGGGCAAAAGCGTGCTTTGTTGTACAGCACGATTACAGGCCGTTTGAAAAGGTCAAGATGGACAACAAGGCGCAACATCAGTATCCACGGAAAAACTGGTCATCGTTCATGTTTATGAACTGTTCGCACCCCGAGGTCAAGGCGTTGACACCCGAGGTCGTGAACAGAGAGAGTGGAATGTTCTTGCACCGTTTCCAATGGTTAAAGGACGAGTCCATTGGCTCCTTGCCGATTGCGTGGAACTATCTGGAGGGGTGGTACACCCGCGACCATTGCCCAAACCCAATCGCTGTCCATTTCACTCGGGGTGGCCCGTGGTTCCGCGACTACATGGAAGTGGAATACGCCCGTGAATGGCTAGAGGCCAGCCGGTGAAGCGCATCTTTGCCAAAGGCACGACCCCAGAACAGTTAGCCAATGCGGCGATCCGCATGGTGCAGGGACTCTCGCCCGACAAAACGTGGGCGATAGAGGTAACGGAGTGGAAGAAACCGCGCACGAATCAACAAAACGCTTTTCTTTGGGGCGTCGCGTACCCGGCGATCCTTGAGGGCGGCGGTGAGGCATTGGCAGGTTGGACACGCGATGACCTACACGAATACTTTCTCGGGGAGTGTTTCGGATGGGAGATGCTGGAGGGGTTCGGGCGTAAACGTATGCGACCGCTCAAACGATCCTCGGCGCTGACCAAACAAGAGTTCAGCGAATACCTCAATTTCCTTGAGGGCCGCTGCATGGATATGGGTATAACGATCCCAGAACCTATATACGTTGAGGGCCAGTAATGCCATTCTCGGTCACAGTTCCGCGATTTGTCATTGATGACAGTTGGCGATTTACAAAACAGATACGTATGGGCCATCGTAACGATGGAAGTGATGGCAACGCTGAACAACAATTGGTTGGCGTGATTGGTCAAAATATGGTCAATTTAGCGTTGTGCAAACCAATGTTAGAGAAAGACACGGGATTTGATGGGGGCGTAGATTTTGAGGTTTTCGGAATGACGTTTGATGTCAAAACCATGGGCCGAAAAAGCGAACCTAAACCGTATTACGTTAACAACCTTCTTCGGTCACAAATCAAATTTAACTGCAACGCTTACTTGTTTTTAAGTTTTAACAAAAACGATAGTGTGTTGACATTCTGTGGATGGCTTCCGAAAGAATCGTTTTTATATCGCGCAACCCTTTACTCAAAAGACAGCACGCGCCAGCGATCTGACGGGTCATCGTTCCAATTGAAGGCTGACACCTTTGAAATAGAAAACAACAAATTGAATTCTGATTTTTATAGTTGGCCTGAATTGGTTAGTCATTGGCACAACTACGCTGCGGAACTGATATGAGCCTACGCAAAGAAGCCAAAGGACGTGCTTGCATGGTGCGCTTACCCGGCGTATGTAATTTCAACAGCGAGACGGTGGTGCTGGCGCATATCCGTTTAGCGGGCGTTAGCGGCATGGGCATGAAATCCCCTGACCTCATCGGTGCGTGGGCGTGTAGCGCCTGTCACGATGAAGTAGACGGCAGGACGCACAAGAGCGGTCTGTCACACGATGAACTGCGCCTTGCTCACTTTGAGGGCATGGCCCGCACCATTGCACAACTAGAAAAAGAGGGATTGGTATGACACACGATGATGTTATTGAAATGGCAAAAAAATCTGGATTTTGGATAAATGATGATGGCTCTTTTAGCGGTGGTGATGATTCCCACGGGTTATTGGTTTTTGCAGGATTGATCGCCGCCTTTGAGGCGCAAGAATGTGCTGATTTATGTTTAGAACTAGCACCGGGAGAAGATGGGCAAATTTGTGCTGACGCAATTTTAGAAAGATACAAATGAGTTTTGTCGTAGACACACCGTACACTACGGCCTACGTCCGTAATGAGTTTCTGTACGACCAGCAGAGCGGGCATGGCAAGTTTACGCTCTGTACCGTGTTTGGGTTCCGCGCTGAACCCGCCAGAGTGCCGATGTTCCAAGTCATGCTAGAGAACGGCGCACAATGGGCCAGAATCCCAATCCACGCCCTTTGCTCCAAACCTTGCGAACCGCTGTCGCTTAACCTGTCTGTGTGGTGGGACTCGTTTAGCCGACATTGCGAGGTGCGCGAGATGCAAATGCTCCGCAACCACCGCGTTGAGGCGCTGGGCCGCGATAAGGTCATGCGTGCGGGAACGTACCTATTTACTGTTTTCTGGGCCAACGGCGGCTGGGCAGAGGTGCCTGACCAGAGCAAGGATCATCACATCGTTGCGTTAGATACCGGCCCGTGGATTGCCTACCCGAATAACCGATTGCTGTGGAAAGACCCGTCATGGATTACGGGCGACGTACCGAGGGATTGGAAGTCACCGAGTACCAACTATAGCGTGGAGGGTTTATGCGGCTCCTAAAGCGTATACGGCGGTTTTGGACAAGGGTTTACCACAACGACTGGCGGCACGTCCCACCGCCTAACTGGGCCTGTAAGCGTAATTGGAGGGATACTTGGTGATAGACAACGAAAGCCCACCGGGGGCGTGGAAAGCCGAGTTAGAGCGTGCGCCTTGGGCGTTCGGTCAGCGCAAACCGCCGACCGTACAAGAGGTGCTGTGGACGCTGCGTAAATGCGGGTTTAGCGTAGAGGCCGACATCATTGCAGCCGAGTTGGCAAAGTCCACGGCTGAAACTGCAAAAAGTACTTCCCCTGACACTTAACGACCCCTTCTAGGAGGCCGTTTACGCTGTCATGGGCGCAGCCCCAGCCCTGTCCATTCCACGGGCAACAGAACACGCACCGGGCGCACGGGTCGGGTCTTATATCTTCTTGCCCCGAAACCATGCTTCACCGCGTTCTACGACGCAAAGTTCGGGCTGGAGCAGTAAGCCCTTGTGGAAGGTCAGTACGGCAAAGCCTGACGCCCAGTTAAGCGGCCCTGCCTCCGTATAGTTGAACTGCGGCCCTTCCGGCTCGGCTAGGGTGCCTGTATCTACACCGTATCGTCGGCCCCTGTAATCGCCCCACGGGGTCACCTGTAGTTTGTGGAGGTGTCCGTGGGCATAGTGGACGCCAGAGCGTAATACGCTGTTATAGGCGGCGTGTATCCCACCGGATACAGGTCGGTGACGCACCGTCAGCCAGCCATCGGTGGCTTTATTAAGATGCACACACCACCCAGCCCTCCAGCGCGGGAGGTAGTCCAGCAGCGTCATGCCGGTCATTTCCTCAAATTCACCGATACGGGTAGACAGGTAATTCTCAAACCGTGCGTCGTGGTTGCCGATGGTGCGGATCAGTTTGGCCTTTCCTGCCGCACGCTCAATCTCTGCAACCCGGTCTTGGACAGCAGCAATCTCGTCCTTCACCATCGGTTGCTTTTCCCACATGATCCGCGCATGGCGGGAGATACGCGCACCGTCCAAAACGTCACCGTTCAGGATGACCATTTTCGGACTAACTTCCTTGGCTAACCGGCAGAGGGCTTGGTGGGCGACGGTCACAATACCGGGCCAGTAGTGGCAGTCCGAGGCGACCAGCACCACGCCGTCCTTGACCTCCTCCACCATGTCACGCTCATACTTTCTAGCGCGTTCGGCGGCAAGTTGGTTAGCGCGATTACCGGCTATGGTCTTGGGGCCACCTTGGTTTTGCTTAATCGCCGACTGCAACGTGATCCCGTGTTTTACTTCAACCGAACGGCGACGCAAGAGTGCGGAACGCACGTCCATGTTAAAGAATTTAGCGACTTTGGACGGGCTTTTTAGCCGATCCCAAATCTCTATAAACTCGTCATCGTTTGTGTATTTTGGCATTGCGGGTAACCTTGATGCCGAGTTCCTTTCGGCGGGCCTTGGTGGCCTCATCGTCACGTTCAGCCATCCATTCCAGATGACCGTCCACAAGTCGGTATTGTTCTTTGTGGACTAACGCGCAGTCGCAACATTCGGCGTGGGTGTATCCCTTGATGCGATACCACGTTCCATCCGTTATCTGGACGGCTTTGTATCGGTCACTCTTCGCCATTCAGGTTTCCCCACTCCTCGGCTGAAATGCGGTGTGTCCACCAATTTCACGCCGTTCCCGCCCCACGAATTAAGTGGGTGCAGACTCTCCCAGTAAGCCCCTAGGGGAGCCAGAACGGCCTTGTCGTAGCATAACTCATTATCTTTGAAGAAGTTAAGGTCTACGGCACGGCGCTGGAGGTGAAGTGAGTTCATCGTGCGGGAACGCCCAGTCTTAACGTATATCTGTTGCTGTTCGGGGGTGCGATAAAGTTCACCCGCCGTCACCACAAATCCCAATTCTGTAGCACGATTAATCAGGCGGCATACGTCTAGCAGAAAAGCGGCTTGTTCGGCGACGTTGCTCACTTCATCGCCTCCTTCAACTGGTCGGACTTCTCTTTGCTGCCCTGTGAGGAGCCAAAGTAATACGACACAATCTGCGTGGCGATGGCAGAAAGTACGCCAAGGACGTAAATCAGGATGTCCTTGCGGGAGGTTTCTACGGGGGTGTTGTCAAACATGACAACGCCGAACAGCACAAAGGTCAGCAGCAAGATAGACAGCGCGAGAACGGGAGTCACGATCTTATTCAACAGAGGGGCTTTATCAGAGGTCGCAATCGCAACCTCCCGCTCCCGCGCCGAATCCGTATCCTTAAGTCGCAGTTCTAATTCCGCAAGGTCTAGTTTGTTTTCCTCAAGCCGTAGGCGCAGCAGTTCTTCTTCGTGTTCCATCTGCGCCATCTGAACCTTTGCCATGTCCTCTGGGGACATATCAGGCTTTAGTTCCACGCCTAACTTGTCCTCTACCACCTTTTTGCCTTTGGCAAGGACAGCGTTAGCCACCAGCCCAAGACCGTTGGCAAGTAAAGGCTTAACGATAGGCAGCAGCGCAGCAGGGATCATTTGTCAGCCTTGTCCTCAAGCCGGTCAAAGATGAGCCGCAGCATACCCTTGATTTCGTCTATATCGCGCTGGTAGCGGTTCTGGTCGCGGTGGTATGCGTCCTGCGTAATGTAGGTGAGCGGCATATCGCGCACATCCTCGTCCAGTTTTTCTATGGATCGGGAGATGTTGTTCAGTATCCAACCACCAAAGAGTCCCGCGATACCTACCAGCACATTGAAAAGAATCTGCGCTTCCATGTCACTTACTGCCGTATATCTCGTCTAGGTTGTTGAACACGACCCACAGATACGCCGCACACATGACGGCGGTGAGTCCCCAAAGGTTGACGTACCACAACGCCCATACGCCAAGTAACTTAACCGACACCATGACCCACAGAGGGTTAGCGTGTTCAAACGCCTTTGCAAGTATCGGGTTAAGTTCACGCCCACCCTGCTTCAGCGCCGTCAGCGTTGTCCAAATGTCGGCGATCTGAAGGACAAGGAAGATGACAAGAAATGCCGTGTTCATTGCTTGGTTTCTTCCGTAGGCATCTGCGCCTCCACCTGCGCCTTCAGTTTCTGCCAGAGCGGGAACCCGCCTTGACTCGTCGGGAGGCTACCCAGCAGATTCACGATGGCGACGGCTTCTTCAAGCGTCATTTCAAGTTTGGCTTCCACGATTAGGCTCCTTTCAGCGCAGCGACTTCGGCTTCCAATTTCTCAATACGGGCCATTGCTTCTTGCAGGGCGACGGCGGCTTTCATTAGCAAAATGGACGATTTAACCGACTTGGTAGTGGTGCCAAGGTCGTTGCCCTCTGCGTCACGGTCGGCGTGTTCGTCCACCAACCCCGGCGAGGTCTGCTCAAGTTCCTGCGCCACAACACCCAACTGCGTGATTTGCTGCGGGTCATCCTTCATCTTGAACTTGCGGAACCGCACGGCCTTCAAGTCATCCCATTGCGAACCTGCGTCCACAATGTCGGTCTTCATTTTGGCATCAGAGATTGTGCCGTATGAGCCATTAACATTGGTGACATTGCCGGAATCGGCAATTTTTAAACGAAAGTTGGCGCTGCCGTCGTTATAACAAACAAAATAATTAAAAGTGCCGTCTGTTGTATTTCTTGAAGCAGTGACATACAAAATGTCGTTTGTATACGACGCGTTGCTTGCGCTAACAACAGCACCGACTCCGGTTCCTGTTTGACGAAGTTCGTGATAAGAGGCTGCGCTTCCGTAATAAGTCCCGTCGTTACTAAACTTGCTATAGCCCCCGCTCGTGATGCGGGCGCGTTCGGTGACCGATCCACCAGTTCCCGTAGAGAATGCAAGAATGCCGCCTTTCGTAGATGTCGGGCCAGTAACGAACCCGCTGATTCTGGCAACCAACTGATCCGTTGCAGACGGTGCGCCAAATGCGCCACGGAACGAAATAGCCGAGCCGTAACCTTCGCCTTCGGTGTTATTAGAAAGCGTGATTCCGTCTGTGGCATTGCTTGCGTTTTTTGTAACTTGCAGGATTGAGTTTGCAGAGGTTGCGCCAATGCAAAAATCCCCCCCGCTCGTGATGCGGGCGCGTTCGGTGTTGTTGGTGGCAAAGGTTAAAGGTATGCCATCTGCTGTTCCAACACCAAAAGAACTTGCTGGAACTCCGCGAACGGTGGATGCGGTATTGTTAATTCCAAAAAACGCCGCTCCCTCTT